ACGGTCCTCGACCTCGACGGGCGTCTTCTCGAGCGCGGTGATCCGCATCGTGCTCGGCGGTACGCGCACGAGCCGCGCAACCCGACCACGCGCATCGCGCAACACCTCCCAGTACGCGTTACCGACCGACTCGATGTCGCCGCGTGTCTCGCGCCGCAGCTGCGTGAACGACCCGTTCGGGTTGGCGAAATCGATGAACGTCGTAAGGCGCGCACGTTCCACGCGGGCCGCACGCTTGAGACGCGCGACGAGCGCGTCGACCTCCTCATCCGACGGCGACTCGACGTCGTACTCGCTGTCGGTCGGTCGTGCATCCGTAGCTGCGTCCGTGCCAACGTGCTGGTCGACACGGTCGATCCACATCGCCTCGCGCACGTGCTCGCGCGCCTCGTCCGAGTCGAGGTCCACCACCGGTTCAAGGCGGTGGCCGAGCCCGTCGATGTTCGTGACGTAGGCCTCGATGTTCTGCGGGAGGCACGACGAGTTCTCGATGATCTGCAAAAGGCGATCAGGCGAGTACGGGGGCGGCACCGTGTTCGTGCGCTGGTAGAACTCGCGGTCCTCGTCCGTCGTCTGCACCGCGGTGGGCGCGTCAACCTCCGCGCCGATCACGGTCGCCTTGAGAACGACCACCCGGTTGTCGTCGTGGACTTCGAGCATCGCCGGATCAGGCACGACGCTACTCCTTCGCGTAGACGACGCACGAAACTGCGCCGTCCTGGCAGATGCTGATGGACCGCAGCTCGCGTCCGTGCGACGCGACGAGCGTGCGGACGGACGCAATCGCTGCGTCGACGTCGCGCGCGGCAACATCCGCGCTTGGCAGCGGTCGCGGAGAACCAGGAGGGTGCCGCACGACGGTTGCCCGGCCCACGGGTTGCACGACTGGTCGCGCGACCTCGAACATCCGCACCGGCCACCTACGCACGCCGCTCATCGCCATGCCCTCCGCGATCAGCCTATCACACGAACGCCCACCGTCGCAGGCCTGCGCTCGGTGCGTCGGATCACGTCGCGCACGAACCAGCTCGCCATGATCCGGTCCGGCGTGTGCTCATGCGGGTCGTAGAACATGAGGTCCCGCACCCACTTGTCGAACTCCGGTGCGAGCTTCCCGTTGATGTTCGGGATGCCCCACTTCCCCGCGGCGAACTCGGCTGCGATCGACTCCACGCCCATCTCGGGGTGGAGCTTCGCTGCGCCGGTCGTGAACGGGATGATCGGCACGCTCGAGTCCCTCTCCCGCGCGAACTGGATGATGTAGGTCTGCGCCGCGTTGTCCTCGCAGATGACCACGCTACCGTAGCGGTCATGAACGTCGACGATCCGCTCGATGATCTCGGGACCGGGCCACCGTCCAGCCACGATCTCGACTGGACGACGCTTACCGTCAGCGCATTGCGCCACCGTGAAGAGCACGGACTCGTGCCCGCTCTCACGCCCCACCGCCAGGTCAACCCCCGTGTAGAGCCGGAAACGCGGACGTTCGTCGCCGGCTTGCAACCGCACCGCCGCGTCCGCAGCCTGGCGCAGCTCCTCGTGCGACATGTCCGCGTGCTCCTCGCGCCACGCTGGGTCGCGCAGAAGCTGTGCGCGACGATGCGTGTCGCGCGCCTCAATATCCTCGACGCTGATGCCGGTCAGAACGTGCACCCACTGCGGGTCGTTCAAGAGCTCGTCGAGTGACCGAACGGGCTTCAGGCCCGCGCCGTTGCGGATGCAGGTGCGAATCCAGTCTTCCTGGAACTTCGTGTCCGACAGCGTGCGCGGCTGGCACATCATCTGCCGCGCGAACTCGAAGGGCGTGAGGTCCTGACGCTTCGCCTCGATGCGCTCGGGCGACCATCGATCGGGCCATGCAGACGTTCCGTCCGGCAGCAGGATCGGGTACGCGCGTGCAGTCCACCCAGGCGACCGCGACAACCGGAACATCATGTCGTCGTGGTGCCACGCGTTGCCGAGGATACGAACCCACGCGGCCTTCGTGAGACGGCCGCTCAACGCGGCGTGGTACCAGGCCCACGTGTCCTCGCGGTGCCGCGCGTTCTGCGTGTTCTCGAAGTCGAGGATGTCGTCGATCAGCACGAAGTCGAGACGGGCGCCGACGATGTTGCCGTGGAGACCGAGTGCCTGGATCGTCGGGTCCTTCGACCGCACCGGACGCTCGACTGTGAGCTGCGCCTGCGTCCACGGCTGGCCAGGCTTCAGGTCAGGGAAGACGGCCTTCACCTCCGGCGAGGACTGAATGTACTTGCCGACGTATGCGACGATCTTCTCGGCCTGCCGCTGCGTATTGCTGACGACGGCTCCACGGATGTTGGGATTCCGTCCGATCTCCCAAATGAGCCGCCCCACCGAGATCTGGTTCGTCTTCCCGCTCTCGAGGTGCGACCAGATGATCGTGCGGTCGCTGGTGCTACAGAGGTCGTGCCACTCCTCGTGGTACGGCGCGAGCGCGATCGGGCGGCCCGTGAACTCATCGCGCAGCACGAGCTCGCAGAACGTGGCCGCACTCTCGCGTGCCGCCTGGATGCGCGCACGCCGTGAAGCGTTCGCACGGTCGAACGAGGCCTCGTCGGAGTTCGGCTGTTGTGGCTTCTTGCCGGCCAAGCGGGGCTCCTAAACGGAAAACGCTCGTACCGTCCCCGGGAGGTCTTCGGCGCGGCGGACGCCGGACGGGTGCGGCACGAGCGCGGTGGGATGGTACATCATGCCGCGGTGCCGTTCCTATCCCGCGACACGAGGTCGTTCGTCGGCGCCGGCGCGGGGGGCGTCACGTCGATGGGAATGGGCTTCTCGCCCTTGAGGCGCGCGACGGCGCGCGCGGCCATCTTCACCTCGTACTCCATCTCCTCGACGTTCGCGAACTGCACGACGTGGCCCACCACCTGGTCGGGTTCACCCAGGAGCTTCTTGTCCATCGCCTGGACGGACGCGCTCGCGTCCATCGCCGACCGCAGCGTCGTGCCGATCTCGCGCAGCAACCCGATCGCCTCTTTCGGTTCGATCTTCGTGGTGTCGATCAGCTCCTCAGCCTTCTTCGCGAGCTTCGTAGCCACGACCGTCAAGCTGCGCAGGCTCTCGAGGAACGTGATCGTGGACTCGCGCGCCGCACGCACCATGCGCGCTTCCGCCACCCGCGACTCGACGACGTCCGCCCGGACGAGCGCGGTGTCCCTTGCCACCGCCGCTTCCGCCAACGACTCCGTCGCGAGCGCCGCGCGCGTGGCCTTCACCTCCTCGTCGAGGACCTCGCGGATAGGCCGTAGCCCGAGGCGCGGCCACCCAACCAGGTACGCCTTGCGCACGGTCTTGAAGTCGCAGCCGAGCTCGCGCGCCAGCGGCTTGAACGACGGGCCGCGCTCCCGCATGAGCGTGAGGATGCGGTCGTAGAACTCCTGATCGACCTTCACGGCGTCGGCGGACATGTTCTCAGGGTACCTCCCGACGGACGACTGGCCAACTCGGTCAGAACGGACCGTCGACGGGCCCGATGGTCTCGAGGAGCAACCGCGCGCTCTGCCGTGCGTCGGCGAGCGGGTCGTGTGCGGGTAGCTCGTTCTCGCGACGCGCGAACGTCCCGATGGGATCGTGGCCGGCGTCGAGCCGCACGCTCGCGATGTCGATGAGCGGGTAGGGCGCATCTTGCTCGCGCCGTGGGTCTTCCTCCACTCCGCGCGCCAGGAACCTGGCCTCGCACGGCCACGGCACGTCCGCGGCGAGCACCGCGCCGCGCTCGCGCCACTCGCGCCAGGCGCGCCAGAAGGCCTCGCGCACGCGCCGCGGGCACGACACGTACCCGTCCCCGTCGGCGGTGCTCCACTTGTCCCACGGCACGTTCATGGCCACCCACGCGCGATTCGCGTCGTCAGCCTCCGGCGTAGCGCGCGACCCTTCCGCCTCGATCGGGTGGCACCAGATGCGTCCGGCCGCGTGCTCGACGCCGTCGCGGTCGACCACGACGTATCCCACCGCGAACGCTTCACCGTACAGGCCGATCGTCTCCACGTCGAAGACGAACCAGAACGTCTGTGCCGTCGTCGTCATCCCAATCTCCATCCCAGTCGTTCAGGTCCATCGTCTTGCACGACGTGATCATGCAACCTCGCGGTCGAGGATGCGCTTCACCGTGACGTGGTTCCACACGGTGCCGCTGCGGTGCTTGCGCCCGCGCGTACCTGGCGCCGGGTGCAGCTCGCCGGTGAGCATGCGCGCGATCGCGCGGTAGCTCATCCCCGTGGTCGCCAGCACGCGCGCGCGCGCGATGGCTGCCTGTTCCCACACGTCGTCGAGGAGCTTGTTGCCGATGCGGCGCTTGCCGAACGGCACGGGCCCGTAGACCTCCCCACGATCGCGCTTGAACCGCAGCACTGTGGCGGTGCGCTCACCGGTCTGCTCGCGCTCGAGCTGGGCCAGGTTCGCCAGCATGGCGACGAAGAACCGGCCGACCGCCGAGCTCGTGTCGAGGTTCTCGGTGAGCGAGACGAGCGCCACGTCGTGCTCGCGGCAGAACTCGATAAGCCGTTCTGCATCCGCGCGGCCGCGCGTCACGCGGTCGAGCTTGACGGAGACGATGCGCGCGACGCCGCCGGCCTCTGCGCGCTCGAGGACGCGCGCGAACGCAGGACGCCGCATGTCCTTGGCGCTCTTGGCCTCGACGACGAGCTCCACGTTGTCCCACGCGTGCGCGGTCGCGAACGCGCGCAGACGCGCCGACTGCTCGGGCAGGCTCAGCCCCTTCTCGGCCTGCTTGCCGGTGCTGACGCGGACGTAGAGAACGGTCACGCCGTCGGACGACATGCTGCCCTCCGCAGCCGCGCGGACTTCACGCGCGGCGGCTTGGTCGACAGCCCGAGCATCCAGTCGCTCGTGAGCCCGTCGACGAACTTGCTGTAGACGCAGATGAGGCGGCGCAGCGTGGCCGTGTTGACCGCGTGCTTCCCGCTCTCGATCCGGTGCATGTACTGGTGGCTGGAGCCGTAGAAGCTCGCGACTTGCGGAAGCGTGAGCCCAGCCATGCGCCGGACTTCGTACACACGCCGGCCAGTCATCGCGCGCAGCTGGGGGATGTCCATCTCAATCATGGTGCCGAGGTTCGCACCGACACGGCCAGCCGTCAACCGTTCGGATGCACACGAAGAAAATGGCCCGGCCCCGCGTGGGATTGGGGACGACGGTTGGACGGACACGTCGCGCGGGGCCGGGCCAAACCATCAACCTTCCGCGGTGGTGGCCAAAGCCGCCGCCGCGAGCGAGGCGTCGAGCCGGCCGAGCCGGTCCTGGATCTCCGGCATCGCTTTGCCGAGGAGGTCCTCGTAGGCCTTCACCTTCCCGGCGGCGCGCTCGACGCGCGTGCGGCACGTCCGGATGGCGCGCGTGCCGATGTCGCCGTCGACGATCTTCTTCTCCATCCCTTCCGCCTCGTCGGCGGCCTCGCGCAGCACCGCGTCGAGGATCGCCTCGACCGCGCTCTCGCTCTGAAGCGCCGGGATCTCGCGGAACGTGTGCGGGGCCATCTTGCGGATCGTCGCGACGAACGCGCGCCACTGGTCGAGGTGCGTGCGCGGCACGAAGTAGAACCCGCCGCGGTCGCGCAGCGCGATCGCCTGGACCGCCGGCACGAGCTTCGACGCGATCCAGAGCGAGGCGTCCGTCGAGGTCATGAGGCCCGTGTGGTGCTCGAGCGCGCTGCGCAGCCGCAGGCTCTCCGGCGCGCCGTCGGGCGTGATCGCGACGACGTCCTGGTCGTCGATCTTGGCCGTGCAGACCGGCGTCGGCTGCAGGTCCTCGGCGTCCTTCGCGCCGCCGACCTCACGGAAGATCGCCCACCCGCTCGCGAGCTGCCGCGCGAAGACGTGCCGCTCCTCGAGGGACTTGGCCGCCCGTTTGAGCGCGACGACGACGCCTGGCGCGAAGGGCCCGAGGTTGTCCGGGTGCCCGTCCGCCTTCCACTCCGCCACAGCCGTCTCCTCGCGGCACTCGCCCGAGAGCTCCCACCAGACCATCGCGCCCGCCACGTCGGGCATCGCATCCGGAACCACCACGATCTTCCTGGCCGCCGTCGTCGTTCCCATGTTCGTCCGTCCTCCGTTTCGTTGGCCCGTGTGCCTTTGCTCGTCACGTGATCAGGCGCCCAACCGCGTCAGCCGCTGCCTGGCCGCCCTGTTCCTCCAGCATCGTCGCGAGCGCACGCACCGCGTCCGCGTCGATCCGCCACGGCTCGAATTGGGGCAAGCGCGCGATGACCGCATCCTTGAACGCCTGATGTAGGCGTATCGCGCGCTCGTCGCTGCCGGTCGCGTCTGCGAGGATCGCGAGTGCGAGCTGCGCGGGACCACTCCCGCTGTACCCGTACCCGAACCCGTCCGGGCTGTGGTTGAAGAGGTCGAGGCGCGGGTCCAGCACGCGCTCTCCCGTCGCGGTGACCGCAACGACGTGGGCGGAG